ACTGGAAAGATAGTAAAGCATTTATACATAAGGTTGCTTTAAAGGAAGATATAGCCATTCTTGTATTCGAGCTTAATGATTATAGAAGAATTAAAGAAGATAATGTATTATTTCTGGATTTAGTTGAAGAAAAATATCAATCACTAATGACCGATATTAGTTACGATCAGTATATATCATCTCATGAAGCAGAAGAAAGACTTTTCAATTAGTTTGATTGCAATGAAACAGCTGAAATAAATTTATGTATGGTTAGCGAAAATTTTGACCCCAAAACTGACCCCAATATAGCGTACGCAGTGCGTAAGCTGACGAATGGCAAAATAAAAAAATAACGCAATATCGCCATTATTGTACGATTTGCGTATGCCTGAAATGTATCAAAAATATGAAATAAATCTCTCATAACCCGAAGGTCGTCAGTTCAAATCTGGCTCCCGCAACCATTCATATGTACGCCTACTTCAAGGTCACGATCGCCGTTGGAGTGGGCGTATACTTTTACCATCGCCTTGCACACCTGCTTGGTGTCGGTATCCAGACGCTCCATGGCATTCCGAAACAGCTGTACCAGCTTTTCCACGCTGACGGGGTTCTTTTCCTTGCCACGCTGGATGATATCCTCCAGCTCTGATTTCCGCACACGCAGGCGCAGCATCTCATCTTGCAGCTCCGGATAGTCGATGCCCTTGAGGATTGCTTTTGTGCCGTTTTCCAGCTGGAAGATGATATCTGCCAGTTCTTTCCGCTCCGCTTTCAGGTCGGCTGTTGCACCATTGATCTGATTGGCGATCTGCCGTGCCATCTGTTCATAGTCCAGATTGGCGAGGTACTGCCGCAGATTCTGCACCACAAACACTTCCAGCTCCTCTGCGTTGATGTTCTGAGAGTGGCACGTGTGATTCCGGTACTTGTTCCCGCAGCAGTAGTACCGTGTGGAATAGCCTCTGCTGTTTGTCGAGGTGTGTCCCACATAGCTGGCACCGCACTCCGTGCACTCGATCAGACCGGAGAGCAGGTAGCTCCGCTTCGCCTTGTTGCATGCCCGATGTTTCTTGTCATCCATACGCATTTGCACTGCCTCCCATGTATCTTTATCAATAATTGCCGGAATGCTGTCCTCGATACGGACGGCATTTTCGTTTGGCAGATTGCCGGCATACTTGCCCATGATCTTGTGATGATATTTGCACCAGCTGTACACGCCGATATACCGTTCATTCCGGAGCAGGTAGTACAGGCTGTTTTTCCCCATGACCTTGCCACGCCGTCCACGGACTTCGCCAATGGCGCTGAGGATTTCGCCGTAGCTCTTGCCGGCAGCGTACATCCGGTAGATTTTTCGGACGATCTCTGCCTCTGCCGGATTGATGACATATCTGCCGTCTACAATGTCATAGCCGTAGTTGGGCGTGCCTCCCAGAAACTGACCGGTCTTTGCCTTGGTGGCGATGCTGTCCATGGACTTCTGCCGGCTGGTGAGGACGTGGTGCTGCCCCAGTCCCACGGTAATCAGTTCCGTCAGATAGTCCGCAGGGTTGAGGATATCGCCGATGTGATCTTCCACGGAAATGACCTGTACGCCAAGGACTGCCATTTGCTTCCGGAAACCGAACCAGTCGGAAACATCACGGCTGCCACGGCTGATGTCGTAGATCACGACAGCGTCAAATTTCCGCAGCGCAGCGTCCTGACAGAGGGACTGGAACGCCGGTCGCTGGGTGTTGGTACCGCTCATTGCCTCGTCGGCATAGCGGGCGGATACGGTGATGCCGTGAGAATCGCAGTATTCCTCGATCTTCCGCATCTGATAGGCGATGCTGCTGCTGGTCTGGTGTTCTGTGCTGTATCGTGCATAAGCTGCTGCCTGCATAAAAAAATTCCTCCTAGTACTTGCAATTTTCGGAGGACTGTGCTATAATATACCTGTCTTAGGGGCTATTATTGCAATAGTTCTCCTTTTACCGCTCCATGGTTGCTGCCGTGGGGCGGTTTTTTTATACTCCATTCTCTTCAATGTCTTTTCGTATCAGTGATTTGATGTATCCGGCTTTGTTGGGTACGCTGTCAAGCTTATCCATGATGTCTTTTTCCGTTGTCTTTACAACCTTGATCGTGTACGTTTTTGTGTTTGCCAGATCGTATTTCTTTTGCGGTGTCATGCAGCACCTCTTTTCCAAAAATCATCTTGCCAAAGTCGGGGAAGTGTGGTATAATGAGATAGCACAAAAAAGCGGTGGCAAGAACCGCTCTTCTGTGTTTGTGTGTGTAAGCCTATCGTTTATTCGGTGGGCTTATCTTTTTTTGCCATGTTTCTGACTTCCTGGATTGCCTTTTTGACTTCGTCCATGTCCTTGCAGGCGGCAAATTTGTCAGCCACAAGATTCAGAATTACTTCCATCTGCTTGTCTGTCATTTCTTCCATTTGAACCTCCTTCCTATACCCGCTTGCCCCGGTATTGTACTCATCTTCCTGAGTACAATATCATTATACCATACGTATTACGTATTGTCAAGAGGTTTTGGAAAAATTTAAATGTAAAATAATTATGTACATCGCCGCTCTGCTGATTCTGGCAGGGCGGCGGTTTTTTAGAACAGAAGTATCAATGCGGTTTATCCGATTTTGTCGAACGGATAAAATCCTGAAACTGCTGATAAACTTGCCGTTCCAACGGGCTTGTCAGAAACTTATCTCTTTCCCGAAGAATCTGCATACGCTCTGAGCGGCGCTGTGCGGCTGACTGAGACACATTACAGAGTGCAGCTATCGCATCCGAATCAAATGCTTGCAAGCCCCACAGAACGCATGCAGGCATAAGCACGCCCACTGCAAAACGCTCCGCCGCATACTCTTCTGGCTGTGTGATGATGCTATAGCTGCGTGGCAGCGGTTCATCTCCCAGATGTCCGAGAAGATAGTGTCCTAGTTCGTGTAAAATGGTAAAGCGTTTTCGGGGAGCAGGCTGGTTTGGGTTCAGCATGATCTGCACCCTGCTGTCTGTTCGCCGTATGATCTTGCCAGATTCACCGCTTTGCAACAGCGGAGCATAATCCAAGCATTCCACGCCATAATGCAGTGCAATTTGCACAGGTCTGACTGGCAGCGCAGATACGCCACAGTCGATCAGACACTGCCAGCTTGCATCTCGTACGTTTTTGTAGATACCATAATCCATAATTAGAAATCACCTCAATGGCTATTATAGACCATTATGCCATCGAGATGAAGTCTATTTGCAGACCAATTTTTGGTTATGTGTTGATGTCCGTCCTAGGTGCATTTTTGTCCATCTCGTCAAGAAGAGCCTGCGGGTAGTCCGCCGTATGCGGGGCATTGCTTGGTTCGTCGCTGCGGGCGGCTTCTTTTACCGTCATGATCTTGCTGCGAGAATCTTCCGCCTGTCGCTTTTGGTCGTCGGCGACGATTTTTCGCAGGACGTCCAGAAACGCTTTCCGAGAAGCCTCGTCTAGACTTAGCCACTCCCGGAGCAGGTCCTTTTCCATTTCGTCCACCGTCATCAGCTTGTCGATCGGATCGGCCGGCGCTTTGGCATCCGGTCTGCCGAGGAGGTAGTCGGTGGACACGCCGTAGAAGTCGGCGAGTTTTACAAGTATCTCGGCAGTTGGGACTCTTTTTCCAGACTCATAGTTTTGGTATGTGCTAAAGCTGATATCTGCCGCAGCACAAAATTCTTGCATTGTAGAATATCCGTTTGACTTACGCAGTGATTTTAGTATGTCTTTTGTTTCCATTCTTTCACCTCCTCACTATAATATCATTGTATCATACATTCGTGATAATGTCAACGTGCGATATGTGTGAAAAAGGCTTTAAAATTGCACAAAAGTGATAATTGAATTTTGTGCAATCATACGAAAATGATATTTTAAACCACAAACATAGGAAAAAGCATTGACATGATACCACGAATGTGATATTATAGAATCACAGCAAGGAGGTGATGTTAGTGAAAGACAAGCATGTATATGTCATGCTTAGCGAAAGCGGTCTTGTAAAAATCGGGATTTCTCAGAATGTAATTTTGAGAGCACAATCGCTCGCAGCGAAACCTGTTGAGCAAAGAATTATAAAAATAGCCTACACCAGCCCGATGCCATCAAGAAAAGCATTGATGTATGAGTCAGCATTGATAGGATTTTATAGGCGTACCTTAGTTGAAAATAGCGAGTGGTGCACTACAAAGTTTGAAACTGTTTTAGAAACTCTCAAAGAATTTACTGGATTAAAAATACAAGTAATTTCTTTAGGAGAAGATGAGTCAGAGTGCTCAGACACACAAGCATTTCTAGACGGGATAATGGCGGCAAGTGGGTATTGCATGAAATTGTTTTGTGGTGGTCAAAAGCGACTTTACTTAAAAATTGATGGCAATGTTTGCACATTGACAAAAAGAACGATTTTGCAACAGGAAGATATTTGTACGTTAAATGTTTGTGAGATGTTTGCTTATGTGACGAAGTGCGGCATGACACTTGAACGAGAACTGTGATTTATAAAAAACGCAAACGACTGGACACAGGAGGGAGGTGACAGAAATGATGCGGCTAAAAGAAATCCTCTCAAAAAGAGGAATGACCCAAAAGATGCTTGCCAACAGCTTAGGCGTAACGGAAAATGCTGTCAGTAACTGGGTAAAAGGAAAGCGAGAACCAAGCATTGCAACCATTGAGAAAATGGTATCCTTGCTGGATTGCACGGCAGATGATTTGCTGGGAATCCAGCGGGAAGCAGGCAGTGAACCCAAACGGCTTCCTTATGTGATCGAACTCAAAGGTGATACAAGCCAGCTGCAAGAAGCGCTGAACGGCTTAGAAGCACAGATCGATACGATTGCCAAGAAACTGGAACATGTTCTCGACTTAAAAAAGACCATCGAGTAAGTCGTCAAGCATGTTTTCGGCATCTTCGAGTGCATCTGTAAGATTTGTGTCATCGATAGAAATTTCCTGTTTGCAATGCGGACAAATCACACTACTTTTTCCGGAACCTATAGTGATTGTGATTTCTTTGTCGCAGTTCGGACAGTCAATTTCAATTTCCTGACCATCAAGCAAACCATTGTTCATGAATATCACCTCCTTCAATCAAATTATACCACAAAACGGTGATAAATTCAACCACTTGCACAGAGGGAATTGAATAATTGTAAAAGAAAGAGGTGAAATGCAATGAAAACGGATGAGAAAAAAGACACGCTGTATCTATGTGATCCACAGAAAAATACAGAGTGCCAAAAAGGGATTTGTCAGGTACCGAATGGCTGCTTTCTTACCACAAAGAAAGAATTTGCCGTAACCGATGAGAATGAAAATCCTATAATTGTGACTGAATTACATCAAAAGCGACCTTCCCGGCAATAGATGCCAATGAACGAAGTGATGAACAGCCTATTTCTTTTGCTATTGACTTTGTTTTATCCCAGATGCTGTCATTTCTGATGTTTTCAAGAAATTGGTGTCCATCGTAGGTCAAGCTGGAATAGGTGCACGCATAAATGCATCCATCTGCATTCATGATGCTTGCATTTATCAAATCGCCTTCTTTCGCTTTCAAAGTGGTGTATGCAATCATGCTTTTTGGAAATTTCGGCAATGCCTCTGCCATATCGTCCAGTGTCATGTACTGATAGTGCAGATCATCATCAAGATTTTCAGAAGCCTCCAGCTTTAACAGCAATGAGCGTAAGCAGTCATAGTCTAACTTCATATTATTCACCCCCCTTCCAAGCTTCATTATACCACACCGGAGCCGGGAATACAACGAAAAGGAGAATCACCATGAAAAAAATCATAGTTACCTACACAATGAAAAAGCCGGAGGCAGTCAAAGAGATCGCCGAAACTTGCATCGTGCTGTCAGTCAGCGATACGGTTGCGCGGCTGTTGGATAAGCGCATGGAATCCGGCAGTAAAATGCTGGAACGGGCACTGGAGCCAATCGCAAATCTGCAAGGATATGTACTGGACAAGCTTGAGATGATCGAGCCGGCAGAGGAGGTGTGAATATGAGATGGATTGAATTGAACGACGGCGATCTAATAAATTTAGATGCTGTGGCAAGCATCATTGCTGGTGAAAAATCAAACAGAGTATGCTATATCGCAGAAACAGAAACAATAGCCACCGAAATATTTGCGACGCATGAACAGGTGAAATGCAGAATGCAACAGCTGAAAGACTTGCTGTTGGAAAAATAACACACCGCCCTGAGCATGGCGCAAAACCGCTCTCCAGCCGCAAGGCGGCAAAACACGACGCAAAGGGAGGTGAGAAGTATGACAGAGACAAGAGAGGCGAAGCAGCTGATGCATGCGGCGCTGGATGTTGTAGCGCCGGTAGACCGTTTTCTGGAACTGCGGGGATATATCCGAGGGTACAAGGACGGCATGGCAGCAGCAGAGGCACGGTTCCAGATCGTGAAAAAAGAGTCGCAGGAGCACAGCGCCGATACAATGGCAATGTAACAGAGAGGAGGAAATCGAAGCATGAACGACAATTTGCAGGTCATTGAGACCAACAACCAGCGGGTGCTGACCACTACGCAAATTGCGGAGCGGTACGAAACGAACACCGATGCAATCCAGCGGAATTTCCAGCGGAACAAGGAACGGTACACAGAGGGCAAGCATTATTATTGCTTGACTGGAGCTGAGCTAAAGGAGTTTAAGGACTGGGCGACAAGTTGTCGGGCAGTGAATCCTGACGGTTCCGAACTGATTGACAAGCGAGCTGCGGTGCTCTACCTCTGGACGGAAAAGGGAGCGTTGATGCTGGCAAAGAGCCTGAACACCGACATGGCGTGGGAAGCGTATGAAGTATTGGTGGACACCTATTTCAGCGTACATGGACTTCCGCAGCGTGACAGCTACATGATCGAAGACCCCGTGCTCCGTGCACAGCGCTGGATTGAAGAGCAGAAAGAAAAACAGCAGCTTCTGACCACCGTTGCCGTACAGAACCAGCAGATCGCAGAGCTACAGCCCAAGGCAAGCTACTATGACGTGGTGCTGAACTGCAAGGACCTGATCTCCATCGGTAAGATCGCAAAGGACTACGGGTGGAGCGCCCAGAAGCTGAACGAGTATCTCCACCAGCACGGCGTGCAGTACAAGCAAGGCAAGACGTGGCTGCTGTATCAGAAGTATGCGGGCATGGGCTACACCAGCACCAAGACGCACACCTACCACGGCGATGACGGCACAGAGCACGCTGCCGACCCGCACACCTACTGGACACAAAAGGGACGGCTGTTTATCTATGACCTGTTGAAATCCGATGACATCTACCCGCTGATCGAACGGGATGCGGCGTAAAGGGGGTGGACACATGGCAAGTCCAAATATACGGGAAGTCCGTGTGAATCCGGAGATGCAGTTCACCACAGATGACCTGTTCCGGATGCTGTTCGGCGTGAACGTGCACGGCTTTGTGGAAGAGGTGCGAAATGATACCACCGGAAAATACGACTTCCTGCGGGAAGAAAAACCACAGGAAAAACAGCAGTGAACCCACCTGCAAAACCTGCTACTGGTACAGCCTCTGTCCGGAGCGGTCGAGGCTGTACCCGTGCAGGATATTCGAGGACACGAGAGGAGGCAGGACAGATGGACAAGCTGCACCAGTGGGCGGAGCGCCCTCCAGACAGGCACAGCAGCTCCGGCGGAACGTCCGGCGCATGCTGTCAGAGGGATGGAGTCCGGCGGCAATCCGCCACGAGATACTGACCAGTCCCTGCACACGGAAAGAACAGAATAAGCTCCTGCGGGAGCTGCATATGGAGGAAAAGAACAATGGAAGAAAAGAAGAAACACATTGAAATCATCATTGACATGGACAAGGACAGGAACGCCACAGAGGTGCATCTGATTGCGCAGAAGGTATCCGCAAGGGATTTGGTCAGCGGCTATGTTGCTGCCGCAGACAGTATCGCCGAAGCGATTGTCAGAAACGGCGGAGAAAGCAAGTCGCACGTAATTTCTTCGATGGCGCTTGCACTTTTCGCACTCAGCTACCAAAAGGAGGACAAGACCAATGCATGAACCCATCAAAGTATGGTGCAGCGCCTACGAGCTGTACACGTGCAGTCTGGCAGCGCCGGAGGTAACCGGCACGCCCGCCTATGTGGTAGCGCTGGGCACGGCGACAGAGCAGGACAATTCCCGCATCCCTGCGCCCCGCTGCAAGACGCTGGGCTACACCACCGCAGAGTGGTGCGGACACTGGCATCAGAGCGTGCCGGACACTGTGCCAAAGGTCAGCGGCAGAGTCATCATGCGGGAGCTGCTCCACGAGATGCACCAGCGGATTTTCGGGAGGGATGCGTGATGTTGTGCCCTCGCCGCCAACCTGTACGGCATGCGCAGCGCCGCAGGGATGTCCCTCAAAGAGCTGGCGCAGCACACTGGCGTCGGACATGCGACCCTGTGGGGCATGGAGAACTGCTACTACCGCCAGCGCTGCCCCAATCTGTCCACCATCTGCGCCATTGCCGACTATTTCGGCGTGTCGCTGGACTGGCTCTGCGGCAGAGTCCGGACAGAAAAAACCCCCGCACCGGCGGCAACCGATGACGGGGACTTGGATAAAAAATAAACCATCACTAGTATAACAGAAAGCGAGGGATTTGTCAAATGATTTTGTGTGATCCCGAAACACGTGCGGATTGGCTGGCGTGCCGAAAGCGTGGCATTGGCGGGAGCGATGCAGCATGTGTGGTCGGGATGAATCGTTACAAGACGAATGTGCAGTTGTGGGAGGAGAAGACAGGGCATTCTTGCGCTGAAGATATCTCGGACAAGCCTGCGGTCGCATTTGGCGTAGCAGCAGAACCTGTGCTGCGAAACCTGTTTCAAGTCGAGCATCCGGAATTTCAGGTGACATATCATCCATACCGGATGTATGCCGAGGACAGGCACAGCTGGCTCTACGCCACACTGGACGGGGAGCTGACCGGCGATACCGGCAAGGGCATTCTGGAAATCAAGACCTGCACCATTCAGAACGCTGCACAGTGGGAGACATGGGAAAACCGTCTGCCGCAGAATTATTATGTGCAGGTACTGCACCAGCTGCTCGCCACCGGATGGGATTTCGTGTATTTGTATGCATATCTTCGATACCATTCCGGCGGTGTACCAAGAAAGCAGATACGGGAATATTTTGTGAATCGTGCGGATGTTCTTGACGATCTGGCATGGCTGCTGGAAAAGGAAGAAACATTCTGGGAACTGGTACAAGCCGAGATGAAACCGGCGCTGATCCTGCCGGAAATTTAAGAGAGGAGTGGTGATATTTTATGGATTTTGTTGTGAATACCGATTTGTCTGTGCTGCCGCAGCAGATCGACTGGAATTTCGAGGAACTGAAAGAGCAGATTGCGCCGAAACTGGCGTATTATCAGAATTTGGTGGTCACAGAGGACAGCATCAAAGCTGCCAAATCAGACAAAGCGAAGCTGAACCAGCTGGTGAAAGCAATCGAGGACAAGCGGAAAGAGATCAAACGCACCTGTCTTGCCCCGTATGAGGCATTTGAGGTACAGTGCAAGGCGCTTGTCAGCATGATTCAAGCCCCCATTGCCGCCATTGACACACAGCTCAAAAGCTTTGAGGATGCGAGAAAGCAGGAGAAATACAACCAGCTGTACCAGACCTTTGAGGACTACATTTCGGACGGGGAGTTGCGGGAGTTTATCCGGTTTGATGCAATTCTGAATCCGAAGTGGGCAAATGTTTCGCAGCGCACAGAAGCGCTAAAACTGGAACTCACAGATCAGATCGACCGAATCCGGAACGATCTGGCAGTGCTGCGGGAGCAGTTCCGGGACAAGCCCTATCTCTCTGCAATCCTTGCAGAGTATCAAAAACACTATAACATGACCAAGACGCTGCAGGCTGCGGAACTCTTCCGGCGCAGAGAAGCAGCAGAGCAGAAACGGCAAGCCACGCCGGAACGCATTCCGGAGACACTGGAGGTGGATGCGATGACAGCAGCACGGGAGGCGGTCACGCTCCCGGACCCTGTCGGCTCTGCTGCGTTTCTGGCAACCTGTACACGCACACAGATGATGGATCTGCGGGACTACATGAAGCGAGAGGGGATTTCGTTCCGTGTGCTGCGGAAGAGCACAGAAAGCGGAATCTATCAGGACACAGAAAGGATGAAATAACATGGCAGTACAAAACAAGTTGGCAAGCAGCAGCGGAAAGAAGCTTCCGTTTACTGTTGCGATTCAGTCGGACGGATACAAGCGGCTGATCCAGAACACATTGGCAGACCCGAAGCGTGCAGCAAGATTTGTGACAGCGATCACCTCCGCAGTCAGTGCAAATCCGGCGCTTCAGGAGTGCGATGCAGGGACAATTCTCTCTGCAGGGCTTCTGGGCGAGGGGCTGAACCTGTCGCCGTCACCGCAGCTGGGGCAATATTACCTCGTGCCGTTCAACGACAACAAGAACCACCGGAAAACAGCGCAGTTCCAGCTGGGATACAAGGGATATATCCAGCTGGCGATCCGTTCCGGACAGTACAAAAAGCTGAATGTGCTGCCGATCAAGGCGGGAGAGCTGGTGCGATTCGACCCGCTGAATGAGGAAATCGAAGTGCAGCTGATTCCGGATGAAAGACAGCGGGAGGAAGCACCGACTTCCGGATATTACGCCATGTTCGAATACACCAATGGGTTCCGGAAAGCGATCTATTGGAGCAGGGAGAAGATGGAGTCCCACGCACGCCGCTATTCCAAGGGCTATTCCGCCGGAAAAGGGTACACTTTCTGGGAAAAGGATTTTGACGGAATGGCGTGCAAGACCATGCTCCGGCAGCTGATCAGCAAGTGGGGTATCATGTCCATTGAGATGGAACGTGCCATTACCAGCGATATGGCAGTGCTGCACGAGGATGGCGCAACGGAATTTGTGGAGCATGTGGAAGCGCCGGCCTCTGAGCAGACCGCAGTCGCAGAAGTCGCAGAAGCAGTCGCAGAAGTCGCAGAAACACCGGAGGAAGCGGACTTCTCGGATGTGTTAGGAGGTTAACCATGAACAGAATCCTCATCACCGGGCGGCTCTGCGCCGACCCCGAGCTCAGACAGACCCAGAGCGGCGTATCGGTCTGCCAGTTCCGTGTGGCGGTGAACCGCCGCTTCGCCAACAAACAGACCGGAGAACGGGAGGCGGATTTTATCAGCTGCGTGGCATGGCGGCAGACGGCGGATTTCGTCAGCCGGTATTTCCGCCGGGGCGGCTGGATCGAGCTGTCCGGCGAGCTGCGGAACAACGACTACACCGACCAGAACGGCACAAAGCACCACAGCATGGTGGTGCACTGCGACAACGTGGGATTCGTGGGAAACAAAGACGGTGCACAGACTACCCAGAGCGCTCCGCCTTCAGGGCACACGGCAAGCCCGCAGAGCGCCCCGGCGCACACCTACCAGCAGGATGTGGCACAGCAGACACCCATGCAGTTGGGCGATCTCAGCGACTTTGAAGAGATTCTCAGCGACGGGGAGACACCGTTTTGACCGAGGTGATACAACATGCTGGAAAACGGCTTCATCAAGCTCTACCGCAGCCTGTTGAAGTGGGAGTGGTACGACGATGTCAACACGAAGGTGGTGTTTCTGCACCTGCTGCTGACGGTGTCCATCGAGGACAGCAAGTGGCACGGGATCACGGTCAGGCGGGGCAGCCGGGTGTCCAGCTATGCGATACTTGCAAAGGAAACCAAGCTCAGCGTGGACAAAGTGAGAACCGCAATACGGCATCTGGAAGCCACAGGCGAGGTCACAAGGTCGAAGTATCCGAAATATACCGTATTTGCGATCAATCACTTCGACAAGTTTCAGAGCGTCCCAAGCAAATTCCCAGAGTCGTCCCAAGGTCGTCCCAAGGTAAGCCCAGGGTCGTCCCAACAGTATAAGAAAGTAAAAGAAGATATTGAGAAAGTAGAAGAAGAAAAAGAAGACAGCGCTTCGCTTGTTTCGTTCGATGCTGCTGCGCCGCACACCGAGGAGTCCGCCGGAACCTCTGCCTATCGGGAGTATCTGGAGGACACCCTGCCGGAGTCCATGATCAGCAGCGGACTGGTGGATGTGCTGATGCAGGCGCACACCACGAAAAGCGGCGATTCGCAATAACAGACAAGCGGTGGGATGGCGGGCAATCAGGGAGGGAGCGCATGCAAAACAAAAGACTGCATTTCTATATCCAGTGCAGACCGTGCACGGTAACGGCGCAGGAGCGCAAAGCTTATTGCAGTGCGGGGAGAGTGATCTTCTACGATCCGCCGAACGTGAAAGCGATGAAGCAAACGCTGTGGGCGTACTTAAAGCCGTTTGTGCCGGAAGCGCCGTATTGCTGCCCGGTGCGCCTTGCGGTGCAGTGGAGATTCCCGTACAGCAAGGGGCATCATGACGGGGATTATCGGCTGACAAGACCGGACGTGGACAACCTGCTGAAGAGTATGCAGGACATCATGACAGAGCTTGGATACTGGAAAGATGATGCCCTTGTGGTGGAACTGTTTGCGCAGAAGATATGGCACAAAGCGAAGCCGGGTTACTGCTTTACCATCACACCGCTGGAAGAGGAGAAATGGCGTGAACGAAGAGAAGAAACCGAAGAATCCGGATGTGCCCTGTAAGGGCTGTGAGCGCCGCTGTGCGGTCTGTCACATTAAGTGCCCCGATTATGCGGAATACAAAGCACGGCTTGCCAGACGGGCGCAGGAGCGTGCCAGAGCAAGCGCAGAGAATCCGGCATACATGAAAAGACCGTACCGGGAACGATATCTAAAAAAATGATGGAACGGCAAAAGCGAGGGAGGAGCGCATGAACGCAGAACAGAAGAAGAAACTCTGGGAGATCATGTCTCACAGGGACATATGGAAGCAGCTGGAACAGGCGGTGGAGGAAGCGTCTGAGTTTATTCTTGCAGCGCAGAAAGTCAAGCGGTTCCGCAGCCAGTCTGCGAGGTGGGACGACCTGATCGAAGAGACCGGCGACCTGCTGATCATGATGGAACAGATGCGGGGCTACCTCGGACCGGAGCTTGTGGATCGGAGCGTTGGGGTTAAGCTGGATAGAGAATTGAAACGGATTGGGGAGGGAAAGCAAAATGAAAACGGAAATTGATTGGATACCGGTCGGTGAAAAGCTGCCGAGACTGGAAGACGATGTGCTGGTAACAGTACGCAACAAGGAGACAGGCACCAGCGCTGTGTGGAGCGGTGTGAGGTACAAAAACGGCTGGGCGATCTCAACGTGCTGCGATTATATTGACCTGTACGACGCAGACAGCGACCTGGAGGTCATCGCCTGGGCGCATCTGCCGGTGCCGTATGAGGAGGCGAGAGGAAATGAGTGAAATCGAACTGAAACCCTGTCCATTTTGTGGAGGGAAAGCAAAATTTAAGGATATTGGTGCACGTAAAACGGCGATTTCCGTCGGTTGTACCACATGCTGTGCAAGCAGCAGGATAATCTTGATATCTGCGGAGTATTGTGCAAATGAGCGCGCTGCAAAAGACTGGAACCGTCGGGCGGACGTGCCACCGAAAGCCAACTGGACACGAGAAGATGTCACGAGTTACGACGGTGAAACAATCAAGAACGGAGCTGCTATCTGTGGCAGATGCAAAAAAGCGTTTTTTATGCCGACGGATACGTTTGATTACTGCCCGAACTGCGGGGCGAGAATGGGTTTGATTGAAACAGACGATGATCTTTAATTGCGAAATAGAGGGGAGGAAGAACAATGATCGACGCAGAAACAAGACAGCAGTTTGAGGACGAGGTATATCTCATCTGCGGCGAGGATAAGAAAACAGCATCACGGATCATGACGGCATTTGACACGCTGCGTGGCAAGCCCGGCGTGCTGGTCACCGAGGAACAGCTGAAGCAGATCAGGAAGGAATTTTGGGGTTCCAGCGATGATGTTCTCGGCAATGACATGATCGAAATCAACGAAGCGTATGGCATTGTGCGTGAGTGCATCGGGTGTGAGGAGGAATGACACATGGTGCAGGAATGGATAAAGACATCTGAAAAAGTCCCGAGAAATAACGGCGAATACATCATCACCTATGTATACTGGGATTCTGATGGATGCGGTTATGTGAATTGTGGAATAGCAGAATTTGACGGAATGCACTGGTCGATATACGGCAGGATTGCATATGACGTACTTGTCGGCGAGAGATATCCAGTGATTGTGTTGATGAATGGGAAAACGCCTGCCGGCACCAAAATCGATGTTGTTGCATGGATGCCACTGCCGAAACCGTGCAAGTGTTAATCGAGCGTTAGAAAGGCGAAAGCATGGATAAGTTTTTTGTAGCGTTATCGCTGCTGTATCTTGGGCTAATATTGCTGTGCGCAACAGTTAACGTATATTGCCTGTGTCTTGGATGGTACAGATACGCTATCCATCTGGGGACGGTGACTGCGCTAAATGTGCTGGTAATTCACACTTTGATGCAAATATGAGACAGAGGCAGAAAGGAAACGACGTGAACAGAATCAACGCAACGCAAATACTGCCGATCGCCATGATTCTGCTGGCAGCGGCAGTGAGTTTGTGGCATAAGGATTACGGGAAGGCTGTCTATTGGATGGCAGCGGCAGTCCTGAATGCGACTGTGACATTTTAACGCACGCCGAGCGTAAGCCTAACGCACGCGAGCGTAAAACGAGCATAAACCGAGCGAAAAGACAAAACAAGGAGGACTACACATGAAGAAAAGAATTATCGCAGCTGTAACTGCTGCATGCATGATGGCTGCATCTATGACTGGCTGCACGGAGGCGGAGAGAGCCACATACAACGTCCAGAAAGAAGCAGACTATTTCAACGTGGAACGCCGGCTGTCCGTTATCAATGCCAGAACGGACAAGCCGATTCTGGAACTGATCGGGTACTTTTCTCTGTCGAACAACAGCAATCACGAGCTTGTCGTAACGCTGGAAGTCGCCCAGAATCAGTACAAGGTGGATTATGTGTACCTGAACGAGTGGACGGTCTACACGGTGGAGGATATCAGCGGCGCACACGTTGACCCGTATCACTACGAGATCAACTTCTTGCCGGAGATGATCCAACCCATCGAGTTCACACAGAATGATTGAGGTGATCCGCCATGTCACGCCGAACCTGTAAACAATGCGGGCGAATCCAGCCCTCGTGGAACTTCCGCAGCCGGTATATCTGTAAGGACTGCGCCGCAGTGCAGAGCCACGCCCGCTATCTCGCCAATCGTGACCGCATCCTCGCCACCCAGCAGGCGTATCGGGAGCGCTGCAAGGCACGGCGGCTGGAAGCATCCTCGCCGGAGGAAACCGAGTGGATCGCCGACCCACGCAGCATAGACGATGCCTATGTACAGCTGGCGGCGTGTATCCTGCGCCTTGCCTTCGATCGCTACCGTCGCATCCTATGCCGCTGTGCACGGGGAGATGCGACAGAGGCAGAGGTACAGGCAATTGAGCACGAGCTGTGCACGCCATACTACGCCGCCCTCTCCCTGCATCGTGTGGACTTGCCGGCACTCTGCCGGTCGATGCGGGAGGAGGCAGGGCTGCCGGAACTGGAGGAGATGCAATGACCAAAGACGATCTGCGCCGATATGGCAGCATCCGGCGGGAACTTGCCGACATCACAAGGCGGCTGAACGCACTGGAAGAAAGCAAGGGCTGCCACGGCGTGACATACGGCGACAGTCCGCACCAGCGGGGAGAACCGCTGTCAGAGGCACAGCGGTATGTGGAGAAGAAGGAAGCGCTGGCACGGCTCTACCGGAGAAAGCAGTGCGCCCTGCTGGAGGAACAGGCAGCCGTGGAGAACGCCATTGACACCCTGCCGCCGGAGCTGCGTCGGCTGATGCGGCTGCGGTATCTGGACGGCATGACCTGCGAACAGGTCTGCGTGGAACTGCCCTGCTCCTGGGACACGTTCCACCGCTGGCACAGAAAGGCTCTGGCGATGCTGGAATAATCGTATAGAATCATACATACGACCTGTGCTATAATGATAACATCAAAGATTGACAAAAACCGCTGCGGGGAAACCTGCGGCGGTTTTGATGATTCGGCGAAAGGACGGTGGCTCACCACATGCCATACAAACAGCGAACCCAGTGCCGCCATCCCGGCTGTCCTGCGCTGGTACAGGTTGGGTGCAAGTACTGTGATGTGCACAGGAGCCAGCATGCAGATGCAAGCCGCAGTGCAGCGGCAAGAGGATACAGCACAAGATGGCAGCGCATCAGCAAGAGATATCTTCGGCAGCATCCCCTGTGCGCACGCTGCGGCAGACCGGCACAGGTGGTAGACCACATCGTCCCCCACAGAGGCAGGGAGCAGCTGTTCTGGGATGAGAGCAACTGGCAAGCCTTATGCAAACCTTGCCACGACAAGAAAACCGGCGAGGAGGACAGCCACCCGACCTACGAATACTAGGGGAAGGGGGTATCAAAATCTCTGCCGCAAAGACGTACCGGAGACCGGCGCCCAACTCCGTGCGGGAAATCGCAAAATAGCAGGGCGGGGGTTTATGCAGGAGGTGATGCAAAATGGCAGGCAGAAAGCCGAAACCTACAAATCTGAAAGTGCTGGAGGGCAATCCAGGCAAGCGGCAGCTGAATCCCAGCGAGCCGAAGCTGGACGCATCTGTCCCAAAGTGTCCGGCATGGCTGAGCAAAGAGGCAAAGCGTGAGTGGAAACGGCTTGTGCCATTTTTGGAAAAGGCGGGGCTGCTGACGCAAGCAGACCGTGCCGCTTTCGCCGGCTATTGCCAGTCCTATGCCAACTGGATCGAGGCGGAAGCACACCTCGCCGCAGAGGGCAGCACCTTTGAAACCCCGAACGGCTATCAGCAGCAAAGCCCCTGGGTGTCCATTGCGCAGACAAACCAGAAAAACATGCTGCGGTTCTGCACGGAATTTGGTCTGACACCGTCCAGCAGAAGCCGCATCGTTGTGGAAAGCACATCAAATCCGGAGACAGATGACATGGAAGCATTGCTGGGGGATGGCGGATGATGGGGAAAAATGACCGCCGTCCGGCGGAATTTCCCCGTCTGGAACACTATACACCGTCCGGATTCATGCTCCCCACGTCCCATTATGATGCAAAAAAGGCAGACCGAGCCGTGGCGTTTCTCGAAAATCTCCGGCACACCAAGGGAAAATGGGCAGGCAAGCGGTTCTGGCTGCTGCCGTGGCAGGAGCAGATCATCCGGGACGTGTTCGGCATCGTCAAAGAAAACGGCAAGCGGCAGTTTCTCACGGCGTATGTGGAGATCCCCAAGAAAAACGGCAAGTCAGAACTGGCGGCAGCGGTCGCCCTGTACCTGCTGTACGGGGACAACGAGCCGTCCGCCGAGGTGTACGGCTGTGCCGCAGATCGGCAGCAGGCATCTATCGTTTATGACGTGGCAAAGCAGATGATCGCACAGTCGCCGGCACTGGAAAAGCGGTCGAAGGTCATCGATTCTGTCAAGCGTGTGGTGAACTACAGCAACGCTGGATTCTATCAGGTGCTGTCCGCAGAGGTTGGCACCAAGCACGGACTGAACGTGTCCGGTCTGGTGTTTGACGAGTTGCACGCACAGCCGAACCGGAAGCTCTGGGACGTTATGACTAAGGGTTCCGGTGACGCCAGAGAGCAGCCGCTGTTTTTTGCCATTACCACTGCCGGAAACGATCGAAACAGCGTGTGCTGGGAACAGCACCAGCTGGCAATGGATATTCTCAAAAGACGAAAAGCAGACCCTACCTACTATCCGGTGGTCTACGGCTTGTCTGATGAAGAGGACTGGAACGAGGAGAAGAACTGGTACAAGGCAAATCCTTCATTGGGGTACACCATCCAGATCGACCGTGTACGGAATCTGTACCGGCAGGCTCTGGACAATCCGGCGGACGAGAACAACTTCAAGCAGCTGCGGCTGAATATGTGGGTGTCCTCCACTGTGGGCTGGATTCCGGAGCATGTCTGGGACTGGGGCAGCAAGCCCATTGACACAGCGGCTCTGGAGGGCAGGACGTGCTACGCCGGACTGGATTTGTCCTCCACCACGGACATCACTGCATTTGTGCTGGTGTTTCCACCGGAGATTGAGGACGCGCCCTACATCGTGCTGCCGTACTTCTGGCTGCCGGAAGATACACTAGACCTACGTGTCCGGCGTGATCACGTCATGTACGATGTGTGGGAAAAGCAGGGCTATATCTGCACCACCGAGGGCAACGTGGTACACTACGGCTTTATTGAGAAATTCATTGATGAACTGGGACGGAAATTCCACATCAAGGAGATTGCCTTTGACCGCTGGGGCGCAGTGCAGATGGCACAGGACTTAGAGGACATGGGCTTTACCATGGTACAGTTCGGACAGGGCTTTCGTGACATGAGTCCGCCGTCCAAGGAGCTGATGCGGCTGCTGCTGGAAAAGCGTATCCGGCACGGCGGCAATCCAGTGCTGCGGTGGATGTCAGGGAATGCGGTAGTCAAGCGTGATCCGGCCGGCAACATCAAGCCGGACAAGGAAAAGTCCACGGAGAAGATTGACGGCATTGTGGCACTGGTCATGGCGCTGGATCGCTGCATCCGGCATAAGGACGACACCGAGGGCAGCGTGTACGATGAAAGAGAACTTCTGATTTTTTGAGGTGATGACAATGGGAATTTTCACAGGGCTGTTCCGGTCACGGGACAAGCCGAAGAATTACTACCACAGCCCGTCCTACGCCTATTGGTTCGGGCGGTCGAAAAGTGGTGCAGAGGTCAATCCCTTTACGGCAATGCAGCAGTCGGCGGTGTACGCCTGCATCAAGGTGCTGGCAGAATCCGTGGCACAGCTGCCCCTGCATCTGTACGAGCGGACGGAGCACGGCAAAGAGCCGGCAGTGCAGCATCCGCTGTACAAGGTGCTCCATGACCAGCCCAATCCAGAGATGACTTCGTACACGTTCCGGGAGGTGCTGATGACGCACCTGCTCATTTACGGCAACGCCTACGCTCAGATCATCCGCAACGGCCGGGGCGAGGTGCTGGGGCTGTATCCGCTGGCGGCGAACCGTGTCCGGGTGGAACGGGAGGACAGCGGCGAGCTGGTCTATCTCTACCGCCGCTATGATGATGCGAACCCCAACTTCAAGGAACAGGGCGAGATCCGGCTGTATGACTTTGACGTGCTGCACATCCCCGGCATGGGATTTGACGGGCTGGTGGGCTATTCGCCCATCGCTCTGGCACGGAACGCCATTGGTCTGGCTCTGGACTGCGATCAGTACGGCTCCAGTTTCTTTGCCAACGGGGCAGCACCCAGCGGCGTGCTGAAACATCCTGGCGTGCTGAAAGATCCCCAGAAGGTGCGTGAAGCGTGGGAAAAGGCATACGGCGGAGCAGGGAACTCCCACAAGACTGCCGTGCTGGAAGAGGGCATGGACTACCAGCCCATTTCCATGACACCCCAGGACAGCCAATTCCTTGAAACAAGGAAGTTCCAGCTGGAAGAGATCGCCCGGCTGTACCGGGTGCCGCTGCACATGATCGGCGATCTGGATCACGCCACGTTTTCCAACATCGAGCAGCAGTCGCTGGAGTTTGTGCAGTTCACGCTGATGCCATGGCTGACCCGGTGGGAGCAGGAAATTCAGCGTTCCCTGCTCCTGCCCCAGGAACGGCGGTATTTCGCAAAGTTCAACGTAGACGGCATGCTCCGGGGCGACTATAACAGCCGGATGCAGGGCTATGCGACCGCACGGCAGAACGGCTGGATGTCTTCCAATGACATCCGGGAACGTGAGGATGAAAACCGCATTCCGGCAGAGGAAGGCGGCGACCTGTATCTGGTAAACGGCAGCTTCACCAAGCTGAAAGATGCCGGAGCGTTTGCAAATGGAGGTGAAAGCAAATGAAGAAGTTTTGGAACTGGCTGCGGAACGATGCAGACGGCGAGAACGAGCTGTATCTGAACGGTGCCATTGCCAGTGAAACCTGGTGGGGTGATGAGGTCACGCCTGCCGCATTTCAGGCGGAGCTGAAACAGCACACCGGGGATGTGACTGTCTGGATCAACTCGCCAGGCGGAGATGTGTTCGCAGCGGCGCAGATTTACACCATGCTGCGGAATCATCCCGGAAAGATCACAGTAAAGATTCACGGTATTGCTGCATCTGCCGCATCGGTGGTGGCGATGGCAGGAGACACAACTCTGATTAGCCCGGTGGGCATGCTGATGATCCACAATCCGTCCACCATGGCAGCCGGCGAGAAAAAGGACATGGAGCAGGCAATCACTGTCCTGGAGGAAGTCAAGGAATCCATCCTGAATGCTTATGTGGCAAAAACCGGACTTTCCCGAAATCGTCTTGCAAAGATGATGGATGCGGAAACGTGGTTGAATGCCAATGAGGCAATGCGGCTGGGATTCGTGGACGGCATCCTGTTCGCAGAGGAAGATCCGGACAAAAAGCCGGAGGAAGAGAAAGATCCCGAAGAGGATGAACCCGAAGAGAATCCGGAAGAAACCCCTGACGAACCAAACAAGGCACCAGAGGAAGACCCGGAGAAACCGGAAGAAGAGGATCCGGACAAAAAGAAAGAACAGCCTGCACAGGCGTATTCTCAGAAACGAATGATGCAGTCTTTCCTGGCAAAGCTGGGGCAATCCAACAAGACTGTGGATGCGGCACAGCTGCGTGCAAGGCTGAATCTGCTAAAACCGTAAGGAGGAAAAGCGAATGACTATGACAGAAAGATTGCAGCGTCTGACAGCACTCCGGCAGGAGCGTGCTGCAAAGTGGGACACCGCCAGAACATTTCTGGATTCCAAGACCCACAACGGCAGAATGAGCGAGGCGGACGCTGCTAAGTATGAAGCCATGGAAAAGGAACTGACCGATCTGGGCAGTGATATTGCCCGTCTGGAACGTGCCAACGAAATGGAAGCTGCCATGAACGCTGCCGGCAATCCCATTCTGGGAGAGCCTCACAGCGGCAAAGCTGCCGGTACCGGCACTGCGTCCGCATCGTACAAGCAGGCGTTCTGGAATGCGATCCGGAACAAGCACTATACCGCTGCGGTGCAGAACGCATTGCAGGTGGGGACGGATTCTGAGGGCGGCTATCTGGTGCCGGACGAGTTTGAGCGTCAGCTGATCGAGGCATTGGAGGATGAAAATGTGTTCCGCACACTGGCAACGGTGATTACCACCGCTTCCGGTGATCGGAAAATCCCTATTGTCAGCGACAAGGGAGAGGCATCGTGGATTGACGAGGAAGGTACTTTCCCGTTGTCAGACGATACCTTCGGTCAGAAGTCTCTGGGCGCGTACAAGGTGGGCACAGCGCTGAAAGTTTCCACAGAGCTGCTCAATGATGCTGCCTTTGATCTGGAAGCGTACATCTCCAAGGAGTTCGGCCGCAGACTGGGCACCAAGGAAGAAGAGGCATTCTGGGTTGGTGACGGCAAGAGTAAGCCGACCGGTATCTTTAACGCCACCGACGGTGCAGAAACCGGCGTGACTGCTGCATCTGCATCCGTGACTTTTGACGATATGCTGGAGCTGTACCACAGCCTGAAATCCCCGTACCGCAAGAGTGCCACATGGGCAATGAATGACGCTACCATCAAGGCGCTGCGCAAGGTCAAGGATACGACCGGTCAGTACATCTGGCAGCCGTCTGTGGTTGCCGGTGTGCCGGACATGATCATGAACCGCCCGTATGTGACTTCCAGCTATATTCCGGCTCTGGCATCCGGCAAGACCGGCATTGCTTTCGGCGATTTCCGTTACTACTGGATCGGCGACCGGCAGGGCGTGACTTTCAAGCGTCTGGACGAGTTGTTCTCCATGACCGGACAGGTGGGATTCCTGGCATCCAAGCGTTTGGACGGCAAGCTGATCCTGCCGGAGGCGGTAAAGCTGCTGGCAGTGAAGTAAGCAACGGAGGTGCTCTGTATGGTGACGCTGGAAGAAGCAAAGAACTATCTCCGTGTGGAGCATAGCGAAGATGATGCCCTGATCGAGTCCCTGATGCTGACTGCATCGCAGATGGTGATGGATGTTGGGAGAGTGACAGCGGAGCGGTACGAGCAGGAGGAAGCCTGCCACACCGCAACGCTGTACGCTGTCGCCTATCTGTATACGCATCGTGAGGAGGCAAACCACAACAGCCTGCTGCTGACGCTGCGGGCAATGCTCTTTGCACAGCGGGAGGGAGTGATCTGACATGGCAGTATCTATTGCCGAACGCAATCAGCGCATTACCATACAGCGCAATGAAACGGCGACAGACGGCATCGGCAACCACACCAGTGCATGGACGGATTTTTTGGAGCTGTGGGCAAACGTGACAATTACTGCATCCACGGAGGGAACAGAGGCGGGTGTTACGTCCATGCGGCAGACGATGAAAGCAATCGTGCTGAAAAGTGCCACGACAGCGGCACTGTGCAGCAACCGCCACCGGATCCTGTTCGGCGGCGAGGTCTACAACATTACCGGTGTGATGCCGTACTACACCAGCGGCGATCTGGTGCAGATCACGGCGGTGTCGCAGCAGGAAAGGCTGGTGGAATGTGATGAGCAATGTGGATATTGACGATCTGGCAGCGGCGGTGATGGAAGGGCTGGAGGAGTATGTGGAGCTGGCGGATGCGGAAATGAAAAAGGCAGTCCGGAAAACTGCCACACAGGTGAAAAAAGAGATCGCCGCAAATGCACCAAAACGCACCGGCGAGTATGCGAAAAGCTGGGCAGTGAAAAAGACTGGCGAAAGCAGCCATTCCATTGAGATGACTGTGCATTCCAAAAGCCGCTATCAGATCGCACACCTTCTGGAAAAAGGACATGCCAAGCGTGGCGGCGGTCGTGTGGCGGCACGTCCCCATATTGCACCGGCAGAAGATCACGGAGAAGAAGTGCTGGAAGAACTGATCCGAAAGGCGATGTCATGACTTACGAAGAAATTGCAGCGATGGTGCAGGAGATTGGCTTGCCGTTCGCCTATCATCATTTCGCAGAGGGTGAAAGTCCACCGCCGCCGTTTCTGTTGTTTCTCTCTCCCGGAGAGGAGACGTTTTCAGCGGATAATGTGGCGTATTTCAGTTTCAAACAGCTGGACGTGGAGTTGTACACAGACCGAAAGCAGCCGGAACTGGAAGAACGGGTGGAGGAAGTGCTGACCCGGCACGAGATCTATTACACGAAAACGGAATCTTATATCGAATCGGAAAGACTGTATGAAGTGATTTACGAGATGGAAGTATGAGAATCCGATAATTGCAGCAGGAGGCTTGTATATTTATGGCTATGGAAAAAAACAAAGTCAAGTTTGGCTTGAAAAACGTACACTGGGCGAAGATCACAGGCTATGACGAGGACGAGATGCCGATCTACGACACCGTCAAGAGACTGCCCGGTGCAGTAAACCTGTCGCTGGATGCCAACGGTGAAAACGAAAACTTCTATGCGGATGACATGGTCTACTATGTGCTGTCCAACAACTCCGGCTATGAGGGCGATCTGGAGATTGCTTTGGTCACTACGGAATTTGCAACAGAGATCCTGGGCGAAAAGCTGGACGCAAAGGGCGTTCTGGTGGAATCTGCCGATGCGGAGACCTCGGAGTTTGCACTGTTCTTCGAGTTTACCGGAGACAAGAACAAGATCCGCCATGTGTTCCACCGCTGTGCCGTATCTCGTCCCAACACGGAATCCAGCACGGTGGAGGAATCCAAGGAAGTCAAGACAGAATCCCTGTCGCTGACTGCCTCTTCTCTGGTCAACGGTCTGGTCAAGGCGAAGTCCTGTGAAAAGACCGATGCCACTGTATACGCAAACTGGTTCAAGCAGCCGTATATGCCGGATCTGTCAAGCTCTGTGCAGATGACAGCTGCCGGAGAATAAGGAGGGCAGCAATGGCAATTACCAAGTCGATCATCATTGACGGAAAAGAGGTGCAGTTTCGGGCGAGTGCGGCAGTTCCCCGGATGTACCGCATCCGGTTCCGCCGGGACATTTTCCGGGATCTGCTGGCACTACAGGCAGACATCAAAGCCTCGGAGAAGACCGGAGAAAAAGAGGATGCCGGAGAAAACAGCACTGCGGAATCTTCCATTGTGCTGGATCACCTGGAAATCTTCGAGAACATCGCCTATGTGATGGCAAAGCACGCCGACCCGTCTGTTCCCAACACGCCGGACGAGTGGCTGGACGGCTTTTCCACGTTCTCCATCTATGAGGTGCTGCCGGAGCTGCTGGATCTGTGGGCGGCAAACATGGAGACTCAGGTGCAGTCAAAAAAAGATCTCGCCCGATTGACAGGGAAATGACAACGCCGCTGTTTCTGCTGCGGTGCGTGCAGGTCGGCATCTCCATCAACGACCTGCAGTATCTGACGATCGGGCTGGTGGAGGATATGTTCACGGAGCAGGGCAACGATGATTTCAAGTATCAGTACACTGCGACACAGGAAGATTTCGATCAATTTTAAGGGGTGAGAGAATGGCAAGCAGAATCAAGGGGCTGACCGTGGAGATCGGCGGCGATACCACCGGTCTGCAAAAGGCACTGCAGGGTGTCAACGGCAAAATCAAAAACACCCAGTCTCAGTTGAAGGACGTTGACCGCTTGCTGAAACTGGACCCCAAAAACACGGAACTGCTTGCACAAAAGCAAAAGTTGCTTGCCGGTGCGATCTCTGACACACGGGAAAAGCTGAAAACCATGAAGCTTGCCGCACAGCAAGCCGAGGAGGAACTGAAAAAGGGCAGCGGCAAAGTCACACAGGAACAGTATGACGGACTGCAGCGTGAGATCATTGCCACGGAGCAGGATCTGCGAAAGCTGGAATCCAGTGCAGCCAAAGCCGGAGACAGCATCGAAAAGTCCGGGGACAAGGCGGAGTCCAGCTCCGGAAAGTTCAGCAAACTGGCGAAGGCGGCAGGCAGCGGCGTTGCAAAAGGCGTGGAGACCGGCGTAAAGGCATTCGTGGCGTATACCGTCGCAGCAGCAACTGCTGGCACTGCTGTCAGCAAGGCCGCGCTGAGCAGCTACAGCGATTTTGAATCCTCCATGTCACAGGTGCAGTCTACGATGGGCATTGCCAAAGATGCAATGTCTAAGGTAGACGGTCAAAGCGTCAACACCATGGACACCCTAAACGCACTGGCAAAGCAGATGGGTGCTGAAACCTCGTTTTCTGCGACCGAATGCGCCGATGCGCTGAATTATCTTGCCCTTGCCGGTTATGATACGCAGCAGATGTGCGACACTTTGCCGACGGTGCTTAATCTTGCTGCAGCAGGCGGAATAGACCTTGCTTCTGCGTCTGACATGGTAACGGATGCCATGTCCGCCCTTGGCATGGGCGTAGATGAATCCGAAAAGATGGTTGACCAGATGGCAAAGACGGCATCAACCACCAATACATCAGTTGCACAGTTGGGCGAGGGTATTTTGACCATTGGTGCAACCGCCAAGTCTATCAGAGGCGGAACGGAAGAACTGAATACTGCACTCGGCATCTTAGCCAACAACGGCATCAAAGGCGCCGAGGGCGGCACGCACCTCCGAAACGTCATCCTGTCGCTGCAAAGTCCAACGGACACTGCGGCAGAGTGCCTCAACGGTTTGGGCGTAGCAACCTACGACTCCGAGGGGAATATGCGGTCACTGAACGACATACTGGGCGACTTAAACAACAGTATGAACGGGATGACCTCCGCTGAAAAAGACAACATCATTGGCTCGATCTTTAACACGACCGACCTCGCAGCAGTCAATGCTCTGCTTGCCAACACCGGCGACACGTGGGACAATTTGCAGCAAACCATTGCAAACAGCACTGGCGCTGCGTCCAAAATGGCGGACACGCAGCTGGACAATCTGAAAGGCAAGGTTACGCTGCTGCAGTCCGCTGCCGAGGGTGCTGCCATTGCGATCGGCTCAGACCTGGAACCGGCTGCGAAAACAGCGGTGCAGGCTGCCACCGACATTGTCAACGCCTTTAACACTGGCGGTCTGTCGGCGGCTCTGAACAAGGTGAAAGAGCTGGTGCATCAGCTGGCGGTGACTATGACCACAGAGCTGCCGAACATCCTGCCGGATCTGCTGGACGGTTTCAACAGCCTGATCATGACACTGGTGCAGTCCGTCGGTACGCTGCTGCCGCCGCTGCTCACCACCGTGCTGCCGATTCTGGTGTCGTCGTTCCTGGAGCTTGTCACACAGCTGGCACAGTATCTTGCCGCATCTGCACCGATGCTGATCGGCAGCGTTATGACAGCACTGCTGCAGGTCATTGCAGCCATTGAGCAGGCTGCACCGGCAATCCTTGCGGCGGTCAACACATTGCTGCAGGCGGTCGTGACATTTTTCTCCGGGAACGCTGCTGCGTTGATTGCAATGGCGGTCAACATTGTGTCGAAACTGGCAAGCGGTCTGATCTCTGCATTGCCGACACTGATTGCAGCGGCTCTGCAGCTGGTAGACGGATTGGTGCAGGGGCTGGTACAGAATCTCCCGGCTCTGATCGATGCGGCAGTACAGCTTGTCCAGTCGCTGTGTGACGGCTTGATAAAAAGTTTGCCGGAACTGTTGGGCGCTGCTGTTAAAATCGTTCTGGAACTGGTAAACGGCTTGCTGGAGAATCTGCCGGCATTACTGGACGCTGCTCTGGAGATGATCGACAGCCTGGTGCAGGGCTTGCTGGACTGCCTGCCACAGCTGGTGCAGGCTGGCATTGATCTTGTCATGGGACTGGTGCAGGGATTGATCCAGAACCTTCCTGCGATCCTGCAGGCGACTCTTCAACTGCTTACCGGGATGCAGAACACATTGCTGAATAGCATACCGCAGCTGATTACTGCGGCAATTCAGCTTGTTGGCGGTATCGTGGCAGGACTTGTTGCTGCGATTCCGCAGCTGGTTGCTGCAATCCCGCAGCTTGTCTCCGCAATCGTGAATGGTGTACAGCAAACAAATTGGCTGCAATTGGGCATTGATATTTTAAAAGCAATCTTGGACGGCATTGTATCATTTGAGACGACGCTATTTGAAACATGGGGAGCAATCTTTTCTGGAATGTTTGATAAGATTGCACAATGGGCTTCCGATGTTTGGGAAAAAACAAAAGAAGCAGCGTCAAACATTTGGAATGCTATTGTTAACGGGTTGCAAGATTTGCCGTATAAGGTAGGGTATTTTGTCGGAGCAATGTTTCAGAAAATCGTGGATTTTGCGAAAAATGCACCGGCAAAAGCAAAAGAAGCAGCGTCAAACATTTGGAACAACATTGTTGCAACGATTCAGGCATTGCCCGGAAAAATCGGCGAATTTTTCTCCGGTGCTTTTCAAAAAATCGTGGATTTTGCGACATCTGCCCCAACAAAAGCAAAAGAAGCGGCAGAGGGTATTTTTGATAATATTAAAAATACGTTGGAAGAATTGCCGGACAGAATGCTTGAAATCGGTGACAATATCGTTACCGGCATTTGGAATGGTATCACCGGCGCTGCTGGATGGCTGCAAAGCAAAGTGAGCGGATTTGTTGACGGAATTGTGGATGGCTTTACCGGTAAGAAGGGACTGGACAGCCACAGCCCGTCAAAGCGTATGAGCAGGGACGTGGGACGCTGGATCCCGGCAGGCATCGGCGTCGGGATGCTGGACAACACGAAGGCCGCTTTGCAGGCGGTCTCTGAGGTATCGGATTCTATCGTCACCGCCGCACAGCGGAAGATACTGGGCATTACAGACAACGTCAGCAAAATCGGTTCTGCTATGTTCCGCAGCCCGTCTGCCGGAACAGTCAACAATTATTACAACAATAGCCGAACGGTAAATCAGACCAACAACAGCCCCAAGGCATTGTCCCGTCTGGAAATCTATCGGCAGACCAAAAATGCAAATAATCTGTGATTCTTATAAATACAAATACGGTAATGATGTTCATTGGATACATTTAGTACAATATACATCTAATTCGAGATTTATATTGGACAAGTCGGATTTCGTTATAACGATCAAGCAATTTTCAAGAAATTCTGCTTGTCCGTTATAACGTTGGCTTTTAATGATGTCTATTAAATCATCCCATTTACCATGACTTGGAGATACTTTATCAATATTCCGTATGATTATGTAGTACTTCGAATCGTCCAGTTGTTTTTTAATTTCTATATCGGAACTGTACCCTTGTGCGGCACCTTCATAGAATGTTTTCATCCCTGTATATTCACAAAGTGACAATGAAGTTACAATATCTTTTACAGTCTTTTTTGTTGCATCAAATATGTGTGGTGATGAATAAATGCCGGCTTTATCATCATTTTGAATTTTCATATACTCACTATCTTCAATAAGAGCCGCAGTTTCTGGTCTACCAAAAAGTGATTTGAGTTTCTCAAGGTCAATCATACTATTTCCTCCTGGTTAAAATAGCTTGAATAAAAGCACAATAATTCGGAAACGATTATTGTTTGTTATTATACAACAATTCCAGAGAAAAAACAAGGGGGGTGCAATCATGTTTTTTACACTTATTCTGGAAAATGAAAACGGGGAGCAGCTGGACATGACCACAACGGCAAACCAATACATGACTTCTAAGATAGAGGGACTGTCGCCGCCTGCCGGAACAATTAACACTTCTGCCTATGCCGGGATCAACGGAAGCTATTTGAACCGAGCGTTTCTGGAAAAGCGGAATGTGGTGATCTCTTACCGCATGAAGGGCGTGGACATTGAATCACGCCGCCACGCCCTGTATCGGGTGGTAAAGCCGGCACATTACATCAAGGTGTATTACCGCACCCGAAAGATCAGCGTGTATACAGAGGGCTATGTGGAGACCAACGAGGTAGACAACTTCACTGACACCACTACCGGGCAGATCAGCGTGATATGCCCGGACATTTACTGGTACAGCCTGTCGGAGCAGATCGCCGAATACCGAAACATCTCCGGAGCATTCAAGTTTCCGTTCGCTATCGACAGCAAGGGCGTGCCGTTGGGGTACTATCACCGCTCCTGGTATCTGCGTCTGCAAAACGAAGGGGACGAGATCGGGCTGACATTTATCATCACAGGCATCGGCGGAGCAGGAAAGAACACCAGAAATCTGAGTATCTACAATGCAGAGACCGGTGCGTATATGCGGATCAGAGCACCTATTGAAGATGGGGACATCTTAACGATCACCACGCACATCGGAAGAAAGACGTGCATCATGACACGAAACGGCGTGCAGGAGAACTGGATCGGCAATCTGAAGCTGTCGGAATGGCTGACAGCCAGAACTGGCGAGAACACATTTTATGTGAACGGTGTCGGCGTTACGAACGTGTCGGTTAAGGTGATCCTGCGGACGGCATATTTGGGGGTGTGAATCATGTATCTGAACATCTATCAGTTTTCCGAGCCGGATGCCAGCGGCAGCTACTACCAGCCGCTGACTCAGGTTGCCATCTGCGACACCTTCACAAGTCTGATCTGGGATGTGGAATACTACGAGTGCGGCGCGTTTGAGGTGTATATCGGTGCAAGCCCGGAGAGCGTCCGCATCTTCCGGAAAGGCAGAGTGGTGGGGCGGTCGGACGATACGAAAAACTATGGCATTATTAAGCAGGTCAAACTGGAAACGGATGCGGAGAACGGCGACTATTTGACGGTCAAGGGACGTTTTCTGATGTCGCTGCTGGAACGCCGCATCATTTATCCCGCCATGACATTTACCGACATGCGAACATATGGCGAGATTGTGCAGACCGCCGTCCGGAAAAACTGCATCAAGGTGTGGGCGTCTTCCTCCGAGAGGGTGATCCCGTCGCTAGAGCTGGGAACCGTGTCCGGGAACTGCTGGGAGATCAGGAACGTGCTGCAGGTCAGCTACGAAAATCTGATGCAGTGGATCTACACCATTTGCAAGCTGGTCGGCGGCACGGCAAATATCACCCTTGTGCCGTATGAGGTTGGCACCGATGACGGCAGGTTCAAGCTGCAGTTCGACTTGTCAGAGGGCGTGGACAGAAGTGTCACGCAGTCAGAGCGAGCCGCCATCGTGTTTTCCGATGCCTATGACAATTTGATCAACTACACTTATGAGACCGACAGCACGGAGTACACCAACTTTGCATACGCTTTCGGGCAGGGGACTGGTTCCAAGAGAAAACAGGCGACCTATTACACCGGAAACAGCGAACCACAGCGTCTGGATCGCTACGAGCTGTATGTGGACGCCAACGACATTGCCGACACGGAAAACGACAACGGCACGGAAACGGAAATTCCGGAGGAACAATACAGGCAGCTGCTAATCTCTCGTGCTGCAGAGAAGCTGACGGAGATCAAGACCAGCAGTGCAGCGACCATTGCCTCGGACGGTCGGCAGTATCAGTACGGTATAGATTATGCAGTCGGGGACTATGTGACAGTGGAGAACACACGGTTCGGTCTGGTGACTGAAAAAATACAGCTGATTGGTATGATCGAAAGCTTTGACAAGGACGGCTACAATTTGACGCCGGTCATGCAGACACTGGAGGGATAACATGAATACGACAAAGATCAACACGCCGTTGGAATACGGCTTTTTTAACTGTGCAGACGGCACAGAGGACAGGGTGTACACCGCAGAAAACTTCACGGGGTATTTGTCGGCGATCATTTGTGACGGAATCCTGGACACATGGGGCGACTGCTTTTCCTTGTCCTACAGTGATACCTCGCTGACCATCGGCACAGGGTATGCGTGGATCGGCGGACATTATGCGATTCTTGCACAGCCCCAGGTCATTGACGTATCTGCTTATGCAGACACGGGCTTGTCACGCATGATCGCCGTCGGCATTTCCTGTGATACCGCATCTTCGGTGCGTGCCTGCTCCTTCGAGGTCGCCGCCGGACTTGCCGGCAGTTCTGACAAGCCGGCGTTCGCCGGCACTGACACTAAGAAGTACCTTACGCTGTGCTATATCAAGCTGGCGGCAGGCGGTGCTATCGACAGTTTGCAGGATGTACGGGACGACGAAACCCTCTGCGGTTACTGCAAGTGCATTCTTGGCAAATGCAGGGTGACCGAGATGCTTTCCGAAATGGCAAAGACAAACGCCACGCTGGACGAATTGCAAAAGCGGCTGGATGCAATGAACAGTCAGATTTCTGAACTGCAAACCAAGGTAGACGACTTGACAGCAGGCGAAATTCTAGCGACCGGACAATGTGGCGAGAATGTCTACTATGTACTTTATGACAGCGGAAAGCTGCTGCTGCGTGGCTCAGGAGCAACGTATGACTATGAGATCAGCGATTCTCCGTTTTATGAAAGCGAGGAAATCAAAAAGCTGGTCGTTAGTAAGGGTATTACCGAGATCGGCAACAGTATTTTTGAACGGTGTAGCAATATGACAATGGCAAGTTTCCCGAACACATTGAAACGAATCGGCAAACGTGCTTTTTTCCAATTTTCAGATGGTGGTTTGACTACGCTGCAAATTCCATCTTCTGTGGATACGATCGGAGATGAGGCGTTTGCAAACCAGTCTATGGTCACAGTCACTTTACCAGAAACATTGACAACACTAGGAACTTACCTATTTCAGAGTGCAGATGCTTTGCAGAGTGTTCGGGTAGAATGCGCAGAAATTCCGGCATTTTGCTTTGTAAGATGCAAAAAACTGAATCAGATGACGATCAGCAAGAACGTGAAGAAGATTGGCGTAATTACTGCACTCTGCTGGATACGATCACCTATGAGGGCAGTTTGGAAGAATGGAAGGCAATTGAAAAGTATGCAAACTGGGACGGCAACAGCAGCACAAGCCCTGGGTATCTGAACAATATTGTCTGCGTTGACGGAACAATGGCATATGACCGTGACAACAAGACGTGGAATGAGGTGAAAAGCTGATGCTGAAATTTTGCATCTATGGGCAGAAAATTGAATTGATAAACCGTCAGAATATCGCTGATCAGCAGATCTGTTTCGTGGATATGTGCTTTCTGTTCTCTCCGGACTGGGAGCAGCTGGACAAGACGGCGCAGTTCGCACAGGGCGAAAAGACTTACAACGTGCATCTTGGCACAGATATCGTCTGCCACTGCCTACTCCCAGCGGAGCTGCAAACCGGCTGTGTCAGCGTTAGCGTGTTCGGCTATGCGGTGGACGGCTCGGTCCGTGCGACGACCGTTCCCCTCGGCATCGGCATCAAGCGTTCTGGCTTCCAGGGCGACGGCGAAACGCCTATCCCGCCCACACCGGATTTGTACGCCCAGCTGTTAGACGCCATCGACAAGAAGATTGCATCCCTGCATGACGGCAAAGACGGAGCAGATGGAAAATCCGCCTATGAGATCGCCGTGGATAATGGATATACCGGTACGGAGCAGGCGTGGCTAGCATTCCTCAAAGGGGACAAGGGAGACACCGGCGAACCAGGTGCGGCTGGTGAAAAAGGTGAACCCGGCGAAAAAGGGGATACCGGAGCCGCCGGAAAAGACGGCAGGGACGGCACAGATGGTACGGCAGGGCGTGATGGGGCAAACGGTTCGTCTGCCTATGAAATTGCCGTACAGCACGGCTACAGTGGTTCAGAGGTGGCGTGGCTGGAATCCCTGCACGGTGCAGACGGAGCAAAGGGCGATACCGGTGCAGACGGCTTTTCTCCGTCCGCAAAAGTCGAAAAGACCGGCAGTGTTATCACTATCACCATGACCGACAAGGACGGTACAACTACGGAATCCTTTACAGAGGGCACAGATGTAGACCTGACACCATATGCAACAAAGGCTTTTAGCAGTGTGCGTCTTGGCAACTCTGGGGAGTATATGTTCACTGCCTCCAACAAATCGGATACTATTACATTTGGCGTGGACGGCGGAATCACCATTGAAATTGACAAAGACCGGAAATCTGTGGTAATCGGATGCCATACCCACACCAACAAGGAAATTTTGGACGCAATGGAAGCGGCATATACCGCAGATAAGGACAAAAAGCTGACGGAAATAGAAGACACCAACACCACATACACACTGTCACGCAAAAGTTTCACCACGAAATTTGACGGCGTGAACACGTTGCTGCATAACAGCTACGATAAAAGCGGAAAGAGCATCGGCACGTCCGAAATTGACATCCAGCCGACATTTACTGCGCTGGGAACATCGGTTTTGACGAGCGGAAAAGGCTATATCCCGATTTTGGACAGCAGATATGAAACCCGGTACGGCGACAAAACCGACACGGATGCCTATATCAAAACAAATCCGCAATACACAAGCCTGCTCTATGTGGACTACACCTATGACGGCAGCACGGAAGTCCGGTATGACAATACGGTGCTCGTCGTGAAGATGCCGGTGGAAGCAACCCGCTTTATTGGCGCAAATGCCACAGCCGAGCAGCAGGGACTCATGGCACCAGAGGACAAGGCGAAACTGAACGGTGTGCCGGAAAGCCTTACGGAAGCGCAGTGGAAAGGTGTACTTGGCGCAACGCATGTGCACACAAACATTGAAGTGCTCCATGCATTAACGCCTGCTAATCTGGCAGACATTCAGACAAATTTCCCGAAAGAAATTTACGACCTGCAAACCACTCTTGGCGACATCCAGACAGCGCTGGACTCGTTTGATCCGTCGGCTTGGGTTGTGGGCGGATCCATGGAAATCAGCGGGGCAATGACCGCAAATCTGCCGGATAAGCAGTCTTTTGTCGGGTCGTATAAAAACACGGCAAACGGGGCATGGTACGACGTCATCTCAATCCGGCATCGTAACGGCTACGACGACGGGAATCAATATGGCATGTCTATCTACTCCGCATTGACATCCGCCGGGGATCTGATGTGGAATAAGCAGATCAGTGCGGACAAGTGGCAGGGTGCCCGCACCTTACTCGACACAATAAATTACAGCAAATTAATGTCGGTGCAGCTGACCACAGAAAATCTCAATGACAGCGCCGTGAATGGCATTTGTGGATTTTTTTACGCAGATGACGGCAACACCTGTACGAACACTTCAGTTAGCGGAAAAGCGTTTTTTATGCTTGCCATCCGTATTTCAATCGATGCTAAAACACAGGTCGCATTCTACCCGCACAACAATGCAATCTATATGCGTTCATGGTCTGGGAGCGACTGGACAGCATGGCGGCAGATATAGGTGCAAAGGGGGGAGAGAGATTGGACTGGACAGAGATCATCACCGCCGGCATTGCAGCGGCAGGGGCAGTGGCAGGCTCTGCGCTGATGCAGAGCAAGACAACCGCAATATTGAAAGAACGCCTTGACGCACTGCGAAAAGACGTGGAGGTGCTGTCAAGGCGTGTGGACAAGCACAACGGGGTGCAGGAGCGTGTCCTGATCGCCGAGTGCAAAATCGAAGAATTGGAAAAGGAGCTGAAGAAATGAAAAAACGGAATTGGAAACAGTGGCTGAAAGCAGCCGGCATCCGGGCGGTCAAGACCATGGCGCAGACTGCTGTTGGTGTCATCGGCGTGGCTGCTGTGATGCAGGATGTTAGCTGGGTAATGGTGGGCAGCTCTGCGCTGCTGGCAGGCGTGCTGTCCGTACTGACAAGCGTGGCGGGATTGCCAGAGGTCGAGGAGAACGCCTGAAAGGAGCTAGAAAAATGACGATTACCAATCAATATTTGACACACAATCGCCCGTACACCAAGCGGAGCCGTACCGATGCAATTGCGATGCACTGGGTGGCAAATCCGGGGACTTCCGCCGCAGCGAACCGAAACTACTTCCAGAACACTTCCACCGAGGTGTCTGCCAACTACATCATCGGCTTGGTCGGCGAGGTGATCTGCTGCATTCCGGATAACGAGGTCAGCTGGTGTACCAATCAGGCGAACGGCTACACTGTAAGCATTGAGTGCTGCCATCCGGATTGGACTGGCAGATTCAATGGCGCAACCTACAAGTCCATGGTAGAACTCACAGCAAGCTTGTGCAAGAAATACGGGCTGCATCCGCTGAAAGGCGGTGTGATTCGCCATTTCGACGTCACCGGAAAGAATTGCCCCAAGTGGTTTGTGCCCAAGTCCAAGGGCGGTGCGGACACAGAGGATACCCAGCACTGGCATAAGTTTCTGGCGGATGTCGCAGCGCAGATGGGACAGGGCACCGCAGCCACAAAACCGTCCGGCTCTGCCGCCACAAAGCTCCGCTACGACTGGAAGCGGGGGCAGCGTGTGCAGCTCTATAAAGAGAAAACGCAGCTCTTCGCCAATGAATCCGCCACCACACCCGCTGGCTACCTGCCTAAGGGCACATACTACATCTATGACGGCAAGTGCTGCCGGAACGGGCGCTATCGTGTCACCACCAAGGCGGAGTACTGCGGCAAGACACCGGCGGGGAAGTATGTCACGGGGTATGTGAGCGTGGATAATTTCCGGGAAGTATAACGGATAGAACCGTGATAGCAATGTAGAAAACCGGCGGTGCAGCAGGGGAGAGCCTTGTTTGCACCGCCGGTTTTTGTTTATATAAAAAAATCAGGAGCACCGTCGCAACGCCGCTCCCTTTAAAACTGATTCAGTTTTTATATTACATATATTATTA